GGAAGCAGCTTTGGCTAAGAAAGCCAGCGCCTTTACAAACGACGCGGTTGCCAACGCCCTCGAGGTCGATATCAAAATCCTCAAGTGGGACAAATACGGTGGCAGGGTGTTGGGTGACGTTTATCTAGATCACCAGAGCCTAGCTCAAAGCCTGATCTCTGCGGGCCTTGCCCGTCCATACAAAGGTGACGCCAAGCAGTCTTGGTGCGAATAGGAGAATGTGAATGAGCCTGATTACAGAAGCCCAACTGGCGGCCATGATCCCGACCAACAAAGAGGTTGCAGCCTGGTGCGAGGAGCTGAACAAAGCCTTGCCCAAATACGACATCACGACGCCGGAAAGGATCGCTGGATTCGTGTCTCAATGCGCCCATGAGTCGCAAAATTTTTTGGCCCTATCGGAAAATCTATCCTACCGCCAAGAAACCCTGCTCAAAGTCTTCCCGCGCTATTTTGGCCCCGGCAAGCGCAACGCTGCTGAGTATGCCAAGAACCCTGAGAAGATCGCCAACTACGTCTACATGGATGAGTTCCGCACCAGCAAGCTAGGCAACACCCAACCGGGCGATGGCTGGCGCTTCCGTGGGCGTGGCCTGAAGCAGTTGACCGGGCGGGACAACTACACCCGCTTTGCCAAAGACTACGACATGACCGCCGAGGAAGCAGCCGAGTGGGTCGAGACCAAGGAAGGTGCGCTGGCCTCGGCTCTCTGGTTCTGGAACATTAACAAACTGAATGCAATCGCTGACACGGCTGACGTTGTTGCACTCACGAAGAAAATCAATGGGGGAAACATTGGCTTGCCAGATCGGCAAGCTCGGTACGAAAAGGCTATGGCTGTGCTGACGGGCCGGATCCCCTTGCGTGCAGCCAACAACGGCACTCCCGTCAACCCGCAGATCACCGACGCAGTGACGCAGGTTCTGCGGAAAGGCTCGAAGGGCGCTTTGGTGAAGAAGCTGCAAGCCGCCCTGAATGTTGGCGCGGATGGCGACTTTGGCCAAGGCACGGAGAACGCTTTGAAGAAGTGGCAGGCCCGCAACGGCTTGACCGCTGACGGCGTGGCTGGGCCTAAGACGCTGGCGAAGCTGCTCGGCTGACACCAAGTGTGTTCCAATGACCCCTAGACAGCAACAGGCCGTCGAGGCGTTCAAGCGCACTGGCAACGTGGCCGAGGCTGCGCGCGAGATCGGGATAAACCGTCGCGACATGCAGCGGATGCTGAACCGCGCCGGGATGACATCGGATGTCCGGGATGATTACCGCCTTGACCCGGCCATCGCTGACAGCATGAAGGCCGCCGGGACAAACATGGTCCCGTCGCTGGCTTGGGTGAAGGTCCCGGCCAAAGACGAGGAGCCGGGCTATTCGGTCATGCTGCGACCCGAGGCAGAGCAGCCAGAGGCCGTCGCAGAGCGCATACGCGCGGCGCTGGAGAGCATGGAGCCTGCTGAACCTGTGCTGGCCCCTGAAAGCGTGATGGCCGATCTGTGTGCGGTTTATCCGCTCATGGACGCGCACGTCGGCATGATGGCGTGGGGCCGCGAGACAGGCGCGCAGGACTATGACCTCGGCCACGCGGCTCAGGACATGCGGCACGCCTTTGCCAAGGTTCTGGCGCTCACGCCAGCGGCGGAGCAAGCGGTGCTGTTGATCGGCGGCGATTACTTCCACAGCGACGATACACGGGCCGAGACGCCTGCCAACCGTCACAGGCTGGACGTGGACGGGCGCTTCTGGAAGGTACTAGATGTTGGCATCGGGATCATTGCCGAGACCATCCACAAGCTCTTGCAGAAGCATTCGCGCGTACTGGTGCGTGTGCTGCGTGGCAACCACGATCCGCACTCTAGCATGACGCTCAACTTCGCGCTGGCAGAGCGGTATCGCAACGAAGCACGGGTGACGGTCGAGAAAGACCCGCGTGACTTGTTCATGTTGCAGTGGGGCAAGTGCGCGATCTTCGCTCACCACGGCGACAAAGGTAAGCCGCAACAGATGGCATTGTATCTATCTGACGTATGTACGTTCTGGTCGCAGACGCGCCACCGCCACTATCTAACAGGTCATGTTCATCACGATCAGGCCAAAGACTTCGGGCCTCTTCGTTGGGAAAGCCTGCGCGCCTTCTGCCCGCCTGACGCTTACGCCGCTGGCATGGGCTATGGCGCGAGGCGTGCATTGCAGTCGATCACATTCCACAAGCAGGACGGGCTGGTGCTGCGTGCGCTGGACCCGATTGACAGAATTTCGGAGTGATCGCGAGGGGCGCTATGGTTGAGAAATGAGCCGTAGCGCAGTCTGATTTCTGACCAACACAAAGCCTGTGTGCGCCCCTCGCAATGTTTTCTAGCGGTTCAGCTTAACGCCTGCAACCGCTTTTCGTTCTGAAGACGCCGCAAGGTGCGCTCGACCGCCGCCGGGCTGGCTGACAGTTTTACCTTGGGCTTTGTCTCGCCATCAACGATGTCGATCCACACCTTGCTCTTTGGGCTGACCCGCTGCGGAGAAAACGGGTGCATCGGCAGCACTATGCCGAAACGCTCACAGGCGGCTGCGATGCTTGATCGGTGCATTCCGTAATGTTCGGCTGTGAGGGTTAGGTGCCAGCCTTGGTCTTTGGCTGCTTGGATCATGTCGCGGGTAATCAGTCGTCTCGGCGGTGCCATTCGGCTTGGTCCTTTATTCTGTTGATGGTTTCTAGATTTTGACGGGCAAGATACTCGATCAGCAAAAGCTGTTCCTCAGTCACCCACCACGCAGGCAACTTGACGTAGCCTGCCAACCTCAACGCTCTCGCGCCGGGGCTGTTGGATGGGTCACGGGGCATTGGCTACACTTCCCAAAGATGCGGTTTGCCCGGCGCTTCCACAGTGAAAAAACCAAATGCGTTGTGAAAGTCATGCAGAGCGTTGATGTAATCTCGAAGCCTCGCGTTCTCGACATTGGCCTCAGCCATACGCTCCATCATATCAATGATGCGTTTGGCCTCCTCCGCCCGCTCGTGCAGCATTGCCTTGAGATCATGCTTTGCAAGCCGCTTAGAAGGTCGGTCGAAGTAGACAGGATGCGGATAGGTGATGTCGCACAAAATTCGCTCCATCTCGCCTTTGGTCGTTCTGTATAGTTTTAGACTGCTCATCCCTTCTCTCCCTCAATCTCGGCCAGCGTGACGCGGGCTGTTGAGCAACCGCACTCACCCGCAATCTCCCGCAGCGCCTCCACCGCCTTCGCCAGCTTGGCCTCAAGGTCACGCACAGCCTGCGTCCCGATCCTGTCACACTCAGCATAGGCGTCCCGGTATTTCTCACATGTCGCCAGCTCGGCGGTCAGGGCTTCGATGCGGTCGGCTTGCTTATGACCGTCCGCAAAGCCCGCTGCATATGCCGCTCCCTTCTTGAGATCGGCGTGCGTGGGCGTGGCGGCGGGGTTGTGGGCGTGCCACCGTTGAACGGGGTTGTCACTCATGTCAGTCCCTCCATGTTCCCATGAGCCTTGAGTTCAGGTCAACTACCTCAGTCAGCCGCGCATAGCGCCAGCGACCCCACTTCCAAATCCCCGGCGCGGAGCTTGGCACCGCCACACGGACCATAAACACGGGCAGGAAGCCAAACTTCAGATGGATCGCGCCCTGTTGGGCTTCTCTTGTCAGTTCTTTCATTTCCGCCCCCGTTCCCAAGCCATGCGCGAAAGCCGATTGGCCAGCGCGTCGATGTCATCGGTGCTGATCTGGCGGTTGGTGATGATGGCCCAGTAGACGAGGTCCATGAACCTCTTGGGTGGCAGCACCTGCGCTGCGCTGTTGATACCCAGTGCGGCCTCTGCGTGGATGTCGCGGTGCGGCATGACCGCCTCTCTCTTGCGCCAGAACATCATGCCACATCCTCCGGCAGATCGAAGCAAGTCAGCCGCACCACACGCCCGGCTGCGACCAACTCGGCCAGCTTGGCTGCGATCTTTTCGTCAGCCATGTTCATATCCTCGGCGATCTCTTCGACGGTGGCGCGGCCATCGGCTTGCAGGTTGCCCAAGATGAAGGCACCCAGCGTATCATTCCGTGATACAGGCGCGGCATCATCCAGCGAGATCGCCAGCCAAGGCGTCCTCTCCGGCTGGCTCATGTTCGGCACGATCTGCGCCATGATCTTCTGGCCGGGGCGCAGGCTGGCATCCAGGGCCAGCTTGCTGGGGATGAACACGTTCTGCGTCATGTCGCTCGACAGCACGGCG